CCCTTGGGGAGCTGAAGCGACTCTTTGCACAGCGGGTCGAGCTTCACTTTGAACGATCTTAGATCCACCATTAGCGGATTTGGTATGAGGATAAACCGTACCTACACGGCTGTCCAACTCTTCATAATACTCGTCCGAGCCTACATCAAAGCCTTCGTTGGCTAGATTGTAATGGACGTAGTAGGCGTATTGAGTTGCCTTCATGTCTTCTTCGTCATCTTTGTTGGCATACCACGGGTTACGGTCATGCCATTCAAGCGCGTCTTCAGTCGGGGTGACCTCTTGCTCAGCCTGCTGGTATTGCTCTTGCTGAATCACCTGCTCGTTGCCTTGAGAGACATACGCCTCTTGCTCTTGAACTGCGGTTTGCTGCCTAGCCTTGGCTACTCGCAGCTTTTCTTTCTGAATCGATATGTCGCTCTGAAGCTTTGCTGCTTTGGTTATCAGGTCTGCATCACCGCTTTCAACAGCCTTGCGATACACGTCATCAATCTGCGATTCCTTAGATACCAAAGCCTCTTCTTCTTTAGCCAGCACTTGGTTTGACTGCTGAGCCGAATACTGTCGATATTGCTGAAGCTCTGCTTCTTTTTGCAGAGCAATCTGCTCAAGCTGCTGCGCCCGTTGCTCTGCCTCTCGGTGCTTAGCGTTAAGCTTGTTGATGCGCTTGGAAACCGACTTGGTATAGTTTTCAAGCTCGTCGCCGTCACTGACAACCTCAGAGCCTTCTACTGGGTCTTCTGTGACCTGAATAGAAACCTGCTCTTCTTCGATCTGCTCCGCGTTTTGATTCTCAATCATGTGAAACTCACTATGTCATCTGGGTTAAGAATTGTGCCAATAACCTCATCATCATTGATGATTCTGACCTCGCCACCGTCTTCTAACTTGAATCGAGCGCCAGAGTAGCGGCCAATCAGAATCCACTGCTTTTCTTGGCACCACGGTGTATCGCCAAACTTTTCCGTGTCGCCGTAGCAAAGTGGCCCCATTTTTACAACATAGGCCACAACCGTGGCAAGTGCCTCTCGGTCTACCGTCTCTTTTAGTAGGTGAATGCCGCCATCAGACTGGGCTTTGCCCTTGTAGGGCAGAACCAACATTCGCCATCCTGTGGGGTCTGGCATACGTTCTAAGGCGGATTTATCTAGCAAGGTGGGGTCAAGAACGCGCTCGTCGTTTGAGACATAGGCGGACTCAGTGGTCGGGATGGTCAATTTAGATTTCCTTATAGAATTCTTTAATGGTGTCCTCGACCAAGTTTATAACAGTTAGCTCGCCCTGCAAACTTTTATAATGTTCTATATCTTTGAGCATACCGTCCATCATGACCTCGCGGATAAGATCTCTCCGCTCAGCCATGACTCTTTTTAGGCGCGATCCAAGGTCAATGTCATCCACTAAACTTTCTCATGAAAGTCGAAGCCGCGTGTAGCTGCACCAGCGCCACGGGCCTTAATCACCTTGATTTCGCCGCCCATCGTGCGACGAACCAATGCAGGTGCCGTGGGGGTGGATTTAATGGTTTTGGTTGGCGAATCAACCTTCTCGATGCGGCTCATGTCTTTGACTGTCATTTTTTAGTCCTTTTTTTGGAAGTTTTTCTAGTTGGCTTTTTGGCCTCAACCTCTGGCGCTTGCTCGGCAACCGTTTCTGCCACTGGTTCTTCAACAACCTCTGGCTCGACAACAGGCTCTTCTACTTGCAAAGGCGCTGGAGGCTCTGTGCCGTTGATACGCGCCATCTTGGTGGCAATCCTATGATCACTTACCCTCTTTTTTTCTTCGATGTCGGCTTGTTTTTTAGCCTCTAGCGCAGCTTCTACCTCTCGCGCTATTTTTTTCTGCTCTCTGAGAGCGGCAATGCGATCTCGGTCAATACTGTTTGATGAAATAATTGTAGCCACTATCGGCCTCCCATGTTCTTGTTTTGCATGTCAAGGAGCTTCAGCTCCGCTTGTTGCTCAAGGCGACGAATGGCTACATCGAGCTTATCGTCTGCAACTTCTTTTTGAACGCCAAGTCGCTGCTTGGCAATCTCGGTCTCTAAGAGTTTCTCTTCAGCACGTTGTTGCTGCTTAGCTTCAAACTGTTGGTTCTCAGAATCAATAGTCTTTTCTTTCAGCATCAGCTCTTGCTGTCGTATCTGAACCAGTGGGTCGGTCTCGTCGCCTTGCCCAATGGACTCAAGCAGCTCTTGCGTCAATTGAGCCAGCACTGGCGACGATATCTGCTCCATCTGCATCTGAATCTGGCTTTGCATCTGTTGGAGCTGATCGGGGGGCACCTGTCCAGATTGTTGCGCGGCCTGCATCTCTTGCATCTGTTGGTTCAGCTCTGGTGGTATCTGGTCTTGAACCATCTGACCAGCCATAAATTGTAAGTGCTGCATCATGTGGCCGATGATCATGCCTTGAAGCGGCGGGTTCTGCTTAACCACGTCGGTCAAAAACAACGACCTGTGAGCGTCAATGTGAGCCTGATGGTTCTGAGCCTCAAACGCTTGTGCAGGCTGACCCATCAGGAATCCGTTATTTTCTAAGCCAGCATCTACAGGCATGGGCTGCGGTGGCGGTGGGGGCGGCTGTATGAGGCTATCCACATCGTCAACACCGAGAGCCGAGTACATGCGCCTATAAGCCTCATAGATGCCCTGTGGCCCGTGTATCTCAGGGTTTGACTGAACCATCGTCAGCAGCTCTTGAGCCATCGTGATGCGCTGTGATTGGCTGAAGATGTTGGGATCTGATACAGGGATGACATCAACTCGGCCATCAAAGTCCTGACCCATAATCTCTTGAGGGCCATTGCGTGAAACATAGGGGTAGTTGGGCGGTAGATACTCAGCAAACACCTTTGCAAGAAGCTGGAACTCAAGTTTCTGGCTGTAGTGCAGGCGCTTGTGTATCGCGCTCATAACCTTGGTGCCACGCTCCAGCAGAGCCACTGTGGTGCCCACAGGCATGGCTTGGTTCATATCACCGACATTCATGTCAGCTATCGACGCAAACCGCTTACCAGACTCTACAAGCAGCCCTAAGAGCTGCATGAGCACGTTGCTGGGTTCTTTGATCGGCAGCGGTATCAGGTTCTCGCGCAATGACGCGCCTGTGGTGTCGATGTCGCGGAACTCGCCCGGTTGTAATGGGCTGTCCTCGTCACGAATACGCATACCGCGAGCCTTAAAGCCTGCTGGCAGGTTAGCCAGTGTACCCGCATCGATGAGCTGGCGCAGAATAGACGTGGCTGACTTTGAGATGCCGCCAATCATGTGGCTCAAGCCCAAACCGTAAAAGCCAAGACCCGGCAAGAACTTGTACTGCACGAAGAAGTTGATCTTGGATTTGCGAGGGTCAGTCTCGATGTAGTTGCGCCTGATCGACAGAACCTTCTGACTCTGCTCGTCAATCGTGACAATGTACGGCAGCTTGAGGCCCGTAGGCTCACCGTCTTCGCCCATATCCTCAAAGCCGGGTATGTCGAGGATGGTGTGCGTCTCAAAGACAACGTGGTCGCGGTCTTCTTGGTACGAAGGCTCCATGCCCTCGATCTCGTCAATCTGCTCTTCTATGTCACTACGGCTCAAGCTAAGAGATCCGCCTTTCAGCTCAACGTCTGCGTAGAAGCCGATAAGCTGCTGTTTCTTGATCTCATTGCGGCTCATGTTAAGGACATGAGTAACGCGCTCAGCAGAGAACAAATCAGGCGCTTCGTAAGGCACTACAAGGTCTTGAGGCTCGATGAACTTACTCATCGCACGGTTTGATCCAGTGTCGAAGTACACCTTCTTGAATGCAGAGCCTGCCAGCGGCAGATAGAACAACAGCATATCCAGCTCTGGATCGTACTCTTGCATTATGTTCATGATGTAGTAGTTCATGAAGTCTTGAACGCGACCAGCCTGCATCTCAACCTCTGGGCTGCGTACACCCACGATCTCGGTCTTAACTGGCCCTTTGGCTGGTAGTAACTCTTTGTATGCTTGCGCCTGAAACTGCGTGACAGATTCCGCCAAGATAGGGTGAATGACGCCAGTAGAGCCTTCAAACGGCTGGCTTCTGGACTCATCAAACTTCATGCCCAGATACTTCAGGCCATCGGTGTAGGTCTTTTCCCACTCGGATCGGCTTTCTTTGTCGGCTTTGATTGAGTTGATGACATCGCTGGCAAGCTTGGACAGGTCGCTATCGGAGATAAAATCAACCAAGTTGGCGTTGAAGTCGGTAGCTATCTGCTCTTCTTCGGCATCGATCTCATCATCGACCAAGATTTCTTCTTCACGAACCAGTATCTCGGCTGCGTTGCGAATCTCGTCGTTGCGAGTCATCTCAGGCTCGATCTCCATCGCGCTGCCCATCGGCATCACATCAGGATCGGTTTCAGTGCCTAAGCCTTTTTTCTCAATTGCCATCAGTAATATACCTGTCTGTCACGCCGTAAAAACTCAGCCTCTTCAGGGTAATCGCCTTGCAAGCTCAAAAATCCACCCTGACGAAAACGCATCAGCGCCATCGTTGCCGAGTCACAGTAATCGTCGTTATCACCAAACGGGAAGCTTGCCATTTCTTCAACTACCTCTTCGGCAAAACTTTCGTCTGGTGCCCACACCATGCCCGACTCAAAAATCGGCGCAACGCTGTTCATTCGTGCGATCTTATCTTGACCTCTCGATGGTGTATAGGCCGTCACTGGGATACCCATGCGCCGAAGCTCTTGGGTCAAGGGCGTACCACTGGCCTTTGCCTCGATCAAAACGCAGTCTGGCTCCCAGTATTTATATTCGTCATAAGCAAGCCGTTTCAGCTCTGGAAAGTCTAGCCTGACGCGCTTTGCGTCTAGCAAGATGATTGCCTGCACGTTGTCATCTGGCGACTGAAAGATAGCCCATGTGGTGATGGCACTATAGTCAGCGGTTTCTTTCTTGCTGAAAGCGGTGTCGTAAGACTGAATGACATACTCGTATGACGGCACCCAGTCTCTTTCCCATTTGCGCCACCACTCGCGTTTCACGATAGAGCCAGCCTCTGCCGTAGGGTTTTGCATCCACTGCGCGTTCCACTTGCTTGGCGGTAGCGAAGCCTTGACCGACAAAAGCTCCTCTTTTTTCCAGAACTCAGGCCACAGCGGGGTATCAGATTCGGGCATAATGGCGGGGAACTCAATGACCTCCCACTGGTCTGCGTGTTCATCACCCTGCTTCTTCAAGACCTTGGCAACCAAGTCTTTTTGTGACCATCGAGTCATTACGATGATGATTGTCCCGCCCGGCTGTAAACGCTGTCGAGGGCCAGATGTGTACCACTCATAAGCCGATTCCATAGCCGTGGGCGACAGCGCGTCTTGCTCGGAGTGCGGATCATCAATGATCAGAAGATCAGCGCCGCGACCTGTGATAGCGCCACCAACACCTGCGTAGAACGATTCGCCCTCTTGGTTGGTTGTCCATCGGCCAGCAGACTTGTTATCAGCCTGCAATTGCAGGTCTGGGAACACCTGTGAGTAATCATCAGAGTCAATTATGTTTCGCACCTTCCTGCCGAATCTGACCGCCAGCTCAGCTGTGTGCGTGGTCTGGATTATTTTGGTGTCACCCTTACGGCCCATCATCCAAGCAGGAAAGTAAGTACTCGCAAACTCAGACTTGGAGTGTCGAGGGGGTAGGCAGACGATCAGGCGCTTGAGCTTTCCCTGTGCAATCTTGTTGAACTTGTCGCCAATGATTTTGTGATGGCGACCCAAGATGCACTCAGGCCACATGTGCTTAACGAACTCGATGAAATCGTTCTGGCACTTGTCCTGCTTTTCCATCTGGTCATAGCGGGAGAGCAGCGCCAAAGCTTCGTTCTGATCTTGCTCCGATAGAATCTCAAAATCTTTGAGCGAAAGATCAGACATTTTCCCAAGCTTCTCCTTGGAAAAGTAGCGCCTCTGCTTCGCGCCTTCGGATCAAACCATCTAATACTTTGCCGCCAGCCTTATTCCATCGACGGATCTGGTGTGGCACGTCCGCCATGTCACCTTCGTTCAAACGCTTCAGTAGCGTGGAGGATTTCAGGTTGGTTGGGCCAAGGTTGTATGTCCAAGCCACTAGCGCGTCAAACTGACTTTGCGTCAGCTCTGCATCAATCAGCTCGTTAACGTAGCCCTCAAACTCCTGCAAATCATCGACCAGCATTTCATCGGCATCTGCTTGTGTGCAGGTATCGCCTTCGCTGATGTCCCGTGTGTGGCCGTAGCCAATCGTCCAGACGTTGGCCGAGCACTGGTAAGCCTCAAGCTCGCAGCCCTCAAACTTTTTAATCAGGGCTATCCCTTCCTCGCTCGTCACTCTCATCTTCGAGTTCCTCGTCCAAGTTTCTATAATATTGTACAATATTGAGCACTTGGCGGATATAGCGTTTAACCTCTGCCATGTTTGATGAAAGGTTTTCATAGCCTTTCGTAGAAAGTCCGTAGTAGGCATTCGTCGGCGCGTTTCCATCAGCCAAGTCTTCAAGATACTCCTGCATAGTATCAGGCGTTAGCACTTTCCATTCGACAGGCAGAGTCGATATGGCGTTGGGTAAGACAGGGTGATATACGGCGGCAGGCTCGGTAACAGTGACTACTTCTACCTGCTTTGTTTCTGGCGCATAAGGTTTTTGACCGATAAGGCCACAACCGCTAACCAGAAGGATTGGTAATATCTTCCAGATCACTCAGAACCCCCTTAGTGCCACGGTTGATGATGTTTTCAATCAGACCCGGTTTGCGTAGGGAGAGCACATTCATATCGTGCTTGGCGAACTTTTTTCTGATCGACTCCACCTCTGCTTGGGCCTGCGCGTTTTCGGCTTGCAGCTCGTTTACGCGATCCAGTATGCGCTGCTGACGCTCCTCGGCTTTCACAAGCTGGCTGTTCAGGCTGCTGATACTGTTCTCAAGCACTAACTGATTGTCAGCCGACACACGCAGCTTGGTAGCCATTGCCTCTTTCTCAGCCTCAGCCTTGTCCGCATACATCTTAAAAGCTCCGCCCGTCAACGCCAAAGCTATGCCCAAAGCACCCGCTATCTGCCACATTCTATTTCCTATTTGACCATGCCTGACTGCCAAAAAACGCGGCCAAAATGCCCGCGACGCTCTCGAAATACACCGCAGCCAGATCACCGAGAATCGACGCCGCTTGGGTCATCCCAAAAAACTCACTGACAACCACCAACGAGGGGTAAAGCAGCATTCCCCATAGGGCAAACCAACTCATGGCTCTTTGTGCATTCGCTCGCTCATGCTGAAGCTCTAAGTCTTGGATAAGTTTTGATGTCTCTAGCTCTTCGTCGGAGATAATCCCATCGCCATCTCTATCCATCATATGACCGTGGGCGCTACCGTCTTCTAGTCTCTTTGCTGCCATTCTAATCCCATGTTTTTGTGTTTGCCGCAATCCGCTTCGGGATGCAGTAGGCCGTTATGTTTTCTTGCATTTGATAGCGGTTGTTTATCTTAGTTTTGCCAGTGCTGACGTAATAAGCGAAGCTATTACAACGAGTGATATCTCGGAAGTAGAATTGATCTGGTATTGGCTCTCCGTTCACGACTACAACCAACAAAAACGCCATAATCATGACAAGTCGAGCCAAGAACTAGCCGCGAACAAAAATGTCGGCCCAGCGATACCACTGATTAAGATGGCCCAGAGTAT